CACGTTAAGATTTGAAGCAAATCTCACTCCCTGTTCAGGGATACCTAAAGAGAAATCTGAACCTCCGCCTTGTACGTTAGCGGTGAATACAGTTGTACCACCATTTTTAAAAACAATACTACCAGCATTAGTAGCGTCAGGACTAATCAAGACGCCTTTTAGTCTAGAGTTATTGTTATTTACATTTTGCGCACTAGCATTTGCAGTAAAGCTTTTTGCTAATACATCACTATCGAAGGCCATGATTTACCTCCTTATGTTGCAGATACGTTAGCTAGGTTATCCATTCTTAGCCAAGTTGCACCATCTGAAAAAGCATAACATGCTGCAGAGTTAGCACCATCTTGAACATAAACCATTACACCTTCATTAGTTGTAGCGCTTAATGTATCTGTTCCATTTGAAAGAGTTGTTACATTAGTAACAGTGAATGGTGTATTACCACCTTGTTGTGTGTCAGTTGCAGAAGTTCCGCCTGCATTGACGTTAGGGCCACCGATAAATCCGTTTAAGGATGTAACAGGACCTTTAAATGTAGTTTGTGCCATAATAAAACCTCCATGGTTGTATAGACCCGATCACATAGTCTCTATACCGTCTGCTAGCTTCAGTCTATGTAATCTTGTTTTGCTAGAACTTCAATATGCCATAAAAAAAGGGCGGAGTCAAAGACAACCGCCCTTTCTTGAGTTATATAGGAGGGAACGTTCGATTAAGAACCTTGTGAACCGTATACAGCTCTAGGATCTGAGAAACCGAAAGAATATCTCTCTCTGGCTTTGTATCTCATGTTACCTGTGTCGAAATCACCTTCCATAGCAGTTCTGATAGGTGTTCTTTCAAAGTACTTGAAGCCGTTTGGAGCATCAGTCTTGATGAAGAATGCATCAGTATCTGTTAAGAAGTGGTTGACTACGTAACCTTGAGGTATCATGCCTTTGTTTCTCATCGCATTGATATCGTTGTCGGCTGTGCCTGGTCTTAGCTGAGACTGTAATAGTCTTTCAGCTGTGAACTGCAAGTTAGAAGGCACGATTAGTTTCATACCTTGTAATGCAATCTTTAAACCACGCTCGTCAACAAAAGCAGCAATATCAATTAATGCTTGCTCAAGTGATGTTTCGTTTAAGTCCGCATCAGTGGAACTTCTGTTTGAGAAAGTACCTGCCTGAATTGGGTGGCCTGTGTTACATAGTGTTACCCCGTCACCACCAAGCTGTGATGTGCTGAATGCGTTGTTAAGAACAGCAGCAGCTTTTACTTGCTTAGTGTTTGACATTGATCTTGCAAGAGCTCTTGTGTATCTAGCAGCTAGCTTATCGTAGAGGTTATCTTCGATTGCTTCTTCTGTGATTGAGAAAGCTAATGCAATTGTCTCGTGTTGGTAACGAGCTGTGAAAGTTTCGGTCGCTGTATCATAAGAGATACCTGAACCTTCTGTTTTCACTGGTGCTGATCCGAAACCGGATAACATTACCTCTTCTTCAAATGCTCTGTCAGATGACTCAGTATCGAAGATTTCAGCATGTTCGTTTTCGTATCGATCATATTCCAAACCAAACAGTGCGTTTAGGCCTGGTTCTAACTCTTTAACGAGTTGACTTCTTGAAATAGCCATGGATTATACCCCTGCCTTTCCACCTGTGTAGTAGTGAAGGTTAGGTTTCACTATTAGGTTTACGTTGTTAGATGAGGTATCGCTATTGTCAGGATCTTTAGATACACCTACAACAATCCATGTTGCTGCGGCATCTGCTGCAAAAGTATCAACTTCTGCTAAAGATGTTCCAGCAATATTGCTACCTGTAGCATATGAGGTTTCTGCGTTTTCACCAACATTAGCTATGTTAAATGCACCATTTACTTGAACTTCAAATAATTGGTTTGGATCGTCAATTACGTTTGCAACGATATCTGCTGCTGCAACGCCACCTGGATATCTATTTGAAAAAGTTGGTTTTTGTGTAGTTGGATCTGTGTAGAAACAACCATTGAAAATACCAACAATAGTATCACCAGCAGCATTAGCAACATCAATGTTACCATTAGCTACGAGTTTGACAGGATCACCTTGGTAGATAGCAGATGCTTCACCGTTGGCAATTGTGTACTCAGTTTGCCCACCGTTGGATACTCCGCCACCTACTTTGCCTACGGGTCTGAATCCGAAAGCTGCGTCTTGGTTAGCCATAATAATACTCCTTTTGAGTTTATTGTTATTAATTTATGACATCAGTAGCTAACCCAGGAAATTTTACTTAGGTTACTCTTTACTGGACTTACCACCAAATGTCACTCTACTTTGCCTGTCGGGTTTACTGATCGGCATCCTTGGATCGCTAGCTTTCAAGAGATCGTTGTCCACAGCTTCTTGAGCAGCTCTTGTTTGCTCCTCAAAATGTTCGTTTCTGCTTTCAGCGACTTCTATCGGCACACGAGCCAACAGTAATCCCCCTATTCCTATCACCCCAGCGTGTTTACCGTCATCGATTGTGGGAAGATTCCAGTCAGGATATTCTTCAGCTCTCACTAATTCATATCCTTCCCGAAGACGCTTGTAGACATTAGCTTTGTCATCATAGCCTCTTACAGATTCCCTGATCCAACGGTGTTTAAATCCAGTGGGTGCAGGCGGTGCATCCAAAGAAGAAGGGTTAGTCCAAACTTTTTTACGTTCTGCTTTAACTCTGCTCTCTGTTGCCCTTGGAGTCTTGTTTACCATAATTTACTCCTTTACGTGTTTAGCGTACTCATTTAGAGGTACACCTAAGTTTTTAGCCGTTTGAATTTGTCGAGGTGTCAAACGAACCACCTTCCGTGCATTTCCAGTACCTCGTTTTACAGAAGCCACAGGTTGCACGACTCTGGGCTTACTGGAGGTATTCTCCTCAACAGTTCCACCTTGGTTGAACTTATGAGGGAATTCAGTTTTAATCCTACGATCAATCTCAGTATAGTATTCATCTGAGTTTGGGTCAAACCCTTCTTCTTCAATTAATTTTTTATGAATTGAAAAAGCTGTATAGGTCATTGCCTCATCGCTTCCAAACCACGGATTGTTTTCTGCCCAACTCTTTGCTCGAGGATCGGGGGCAGGATTTTGTTCTTGTTGAACTTGTCTCTGTGGTTGAGGATTAGAAATTTCTTGTTCTCTAGACTGAGCTCTTCGCTCACGATCAACAGTTGCAAGTGCTAATCTTTCTTTGTCTAAAGTTGCTTTTGATAATAGTTCTTGAGCTGCAATAATCTGATCAGGATCATTATTCTCATATGCCTTTTTCAAACTATCTTTAGCTAAAGCATATTGAGTTTCTACACGAGTTTTAAACTCGTTATAGTAACCGTCCTGCATCGTATTGTATTGAGATTGAGTTTGAGAAGTTTGTTGCTCAACTTGCTTTAATCGATTAGCAAGAGCAGCTTCTCTTTCCTCAGCTTCTTTTGCTCGACGAACTAATGTGTTAATTCGTTTTTGAACATCTTTACTGTAATTTTGATATTTATCTTTTTTATCTTCGGAAGATTCCTCAGAAGATTCTTGAGATACTTCGACTTCAGGTTCTTCAGTCGCTTCGACTTCGACTTTTCCTGTTTCGCCTTTTAGTTTTGAGATTTCTTGATCTATTAAATCTTTGCCTCTCGGCTCTGATACATCTATTTCAATTTCCTGCATGTTATCAGTTTCGTTTTGTAATGCTTCAGCCATAACTTACTCCTCAGACATGAACGATGTCACTTGGCTCTTTGATCGTGCCAATAATTTCATCGTCGTTAATAATACGGCATTCGCCGTCTTCAAGCTTAAATCTTGCGCCTGCATATCGACCAAATAAAATCCAATCGCCTTCTTTACACCAAGGGCCATTTGGAAATTTTTCTTTATCTTTATATGCATCAGGACCAACCTTTAAAACATAAGCACAAACAGTTGCATAGTGTTCACGCTCTCTTGCTTCTTCTGGAAGGATAATACCGCCTTTTGTTTTAGCTTGTCCCATGTAGGGTAGTATCAAGATTCTCCAACCTGTTGGTTGAGGAAGTCTTTCGATTAGTTTGCTCGGAAGTTTAGAAGGATCTAAGAACTGTTCTTCTCTTTGTCTATAAGCCTTCTCCAAAGCAAAAACTTTGTCAGGTAGTTCCTGACTTTTGTTTTCCTTAGTTGTCATCATTTACCTTTGCTTTTTCCAGGATATCTTTCGTATCCCGCTGTATTGTTAATAACATATTATACTGACCTGTCAAATACTGATACTTCTCCCAATTGTCAATACTACCTGTTAAGATAGCATCTTCGAGGTTAAGTCTCTGATTCCTCAGATTGTCTAATATCTTTTTGATGATTTGTAGTTCCATTATTTTCTCCATGTTTATTTAAACAAGCTATGCACTCACAAATAGCGCATTCACAATTACAAGTAGTTTCTGCATGACAGATGCAGTCACATTTTCGACAACGATCTAACATTTTACTTTTGTTTGGACAGTCATTATCACAATCACATCCCTGGCACATTATTTGGTAATTTTCTTAAATTTTTCAAAGCTGCGCAATCCGGCCATGCCTAGGAGAGCCATGACAAGCGGCATGAGTTGTTCCATATCCATTTGAGGAAGAGGCCCAACATCAACTTGAAAAATTCCTAAAAAGAACACGATAAAAGGTTTAAGGACAAATTCGAAAAATATGGCCAATGCTGCACTAAATCCAATGAGGGGTCTCCAAGAACGTTGCAGTAGACCTGAAATATCGGTAGCTGTAGACTGAGCATCCGCTAAATTAATATCCATTTGTTTAGAGTTAATTTCATTTTCAAGC